ACTACATTAGGAACACACTTAAAGATTTATTTAACTGCAAATTTACAGGGTACTACGCCTAACTGGACAAATACTGATTGGACTGAAGTTGTTGCCGCAGACTATGGTGCTGTTACTTCTTTATTTTCGGCAGGAGTTAAGATGGTAAGACTGGCAGAACAAACAGTAGTATCAGGTACAGCTTGTGCTATGAAAGCAGTATGGGCTACACAAGAATCTGGTGTTAGGGAAACTCAACTTCACGGTTGGGCTATGAACTATTAAGGAATAAGATATGGCATTACAAAAAGTAGATATAAGTATGTTGGAAGATATTCCGCTTCCTGGCGTTGCAGGAAAAGTTTTATCATCTGATGGAACTAATTGGATAAATGCTGACGCTGCAGGCTTACCTGCTACTGGTGCTGATGGAAATGTATTAACATCTGATGGAACAAATTGGGCAAGTGAAGTATCAGTTGAACTCCCTCCTGCTGGTGGAGATGGCCAAGCATTAATGTCTGATGGAACTAATTGGGCAAGCGAAGTTATTCCAGTTCACCCGGAATTGATACATTTAACACAAGTTCCTGCAGTAACTTCTATAAGTGATGCTTTACCAACACAAACAGAAATTGAAGCTGGTTTTGATTTAATTATAACTGGTACTGATTTTATTTCAGGTTGTACGATTGATTTTATTGGTAATGACACAACTTCTTATGCTGCATCTATAGTTACATTTAATAGCGGTACTTCTATTACTGGTAGAATTCCAACAAATATAGACCCAACCAAAGAACCATTTACAGTTAAAGTTACGAACTCAAGTGGTTTAAATGGAAGTTTAAGTAATGCATTTAGTATTAATGCTGATCCATCATTTTCAGTAGCTAGTGGTACTTTAGGTTCATTACCTAATTCTAATCTAGCAGGTTCACAATTAACAACTATTGCAGCAACTGATCCTGAAAGTGGAGTTGTTACTGTTACCGCCAGTGGTTATCCAGCTGGGTTAACATTATCTAGTTCTGGTGTTTGGGGTGGAACTGCATCTGCTGTAAGTGCTGATACAACTACAACATTCACAGCAACGGCTACTGATGACGCAGTACCATATAATGCAATAACTCGATCATATAGTATTTCTGTTCTTGCTCCACCAACAATGGTGAATATTTTGAATGGTATTACAAATGGTGATGGATATACTTTATCATCTGCTAATGCAAACAATATTTTGATTATAGATCCTGCTGATAGTGCTTGTTATTCCGGTTCTGGATCAACAGTTAATAACGTATCACCAAATCATAATGCTGGCGGAACAATGACTGATATGACCATAGGTGGTTCTGGTGATGGTAAATATTTTCTTAATGGTTCTGGAGATCCGCGCATTGATTACGGTTCGGCTAGTACTTACTGGCAGTATGTTAGTAACAACACCACGAATACAATGGCTTATTGTGGTTGGGTATATGCAACAACAGAATTTGATGATCCGGGTGGTGAAAACAGTGGTATGATATGGTTTTTGTCTGATGGTGATTGGGGACCATCAGGACAGTTTGGTTTCAGTTATGCTAGAAGTGTCAGCCACCCGCGGGCACCGCAAGTACACGTTGGTAATACAAATCGTCATACTTCTCTGGGTAATCTTATCCCAGATTGGGCTTATACAAACAAATGGTGTTTTTTTGCAACTTGGCATAAAATGAGTGGTGGGATGGTTATATGTCAGGGTCTACAGAGTGATACAAATTTAACTACGATTTACAGTTCTTCAACTGAATCTTCTAGTACTTTTAGTGCTGCAAATAGACCATGGATGATAGGTGCGAGATCAGATAGTCCTAGTGAGCACACTCCACAAGGTTATCGGTGGGGGAAACAAGCTTTCTGGGGTAATTTAAGTAGTGGCGGAAGTGGTAATGGGTTTACATCATCATTCAGTAATTCAGTTCCTATGTTTGAAGCAATTTTCGATGCGACAAAATCGCATTATGCATAAAGGAGTAATAAATGGCAGTATCTACAAGACCTCAACTTATTGATTATTGTAAAAGACGACTTGGTCATCCAGTAACAGAACTAAATTTGGATGATGACCAAATTAGTGATCGAATAGATGACGCAATTGAATTTTTTCAAGAATATCATTTTGATGGTGTAGAAAAAGTTTTTCTTAAACATACATTAGATGCAGATGATATTGAAAATGAATATATTGATATTGCTGATCCTGTTATTAGTGTTCTCCGTGTCCTTCCGATTCCAAACTTTAATGCTTTCCAAACTGGATTTTTCAATGAAGAATATCAGTTACGATTAAATGATTTAGAAAATTTTAGTGGATCTACATTGATTAATTGGGCTATGACACAAACTAATTTTTCATTAGTAGAACATTTGTTTTCTATTCAACCTACAATGATGTTTAATAGGAAACAAAATAAAATGTATTTGGAAACTGATTGGGCTGGTAAATTTTCTGTTGGATCTATTCTTGTTGTAGAAGCATATCGAGCTCTTGATCCTGCTACATATCCTGAGGTTTATAATGATGCATTTTTAAAAAAATATGCTACAGCATTACTTAAACAGCAATGGGGAAGTAATTTAAAGAAATTTACAGGTGTTACTTTGCCCGGTGGAATTACATTAGATGGACAAACAATATTTACGGAAGCAACAGAAGAAATTACAAAGATAGAAGATGAAATGAATATGAAACATGAGCTTCCGCCTGATGGGATGATAGGTTAATGGCTACTAATAGTTATTTTCAAAACTCAATAAAAGATCAAAATTTAATAAGTGAACTTAACAGAGAACTTATACAACAGGCTGGTCAAGATGTAATGTATATGCCAAGAACTCTTGTTAAAGAAGATTTAATATTGGATGAAGATGTTTTATCACAATTCGATGTTAAATATGATATTGAAATGTTTATTAAGACTTTTGACAATTTTGGTGGACCGGATGATACTATTACTAAATTTGGATTAGATGTTAATGATGAATTGATATTAACAGTTCATGCTGATAGATTTCAAACTGTAACAGGTATGGATCACCCGCTAGAAGGTGATTTAATATGGTTTCCATTATCACAAGGATTGTTTGAAATTAAATATGTTGAAAATGAACAACCGTTTTATCAAGTTGGAAAAAATTATGTTTTTGATTTAACATGTGAAATATTTCAATATAGTGGAGAAAAGATTGATACTGGTGTGGCTGCTATTGATCAAATTGAATCTGAGAACGCATATTCAATTGATTTATTATTAGCAGTTGGTGGATTAGGAACATATACGCCAAATGAACCGGTATATCAGGGTGGAACATTAGCAACAGCAACTGCAAAAGCAATAGTGTCATCTTGGACACCTGGCACAAGAAAATTAAGAGTTTATAATATTGTTGGTACATTTGCTACTGATACATATGTTACTGGTGATACAAGTGGTGCAAATTGGGATCTAACATCAACTGATGATCAGTTATTACCAACAGTACCATTTGCTGATAATAAGATTTTGGAAACTGATGGTGATAGTATATTAGACTTTTCTGAAATGGATCCTTGGAGTGAGGGTGATCTCTAATGTTTGGATATTTTTCATATAACAAAAATATAAGAAATATTGTAGTATTATTTGGAACAGTATTTAATGATATTTCTGTAAGACGATTAAAAGCGGATGGAACAATTGAACGTGAGTTTAAGGTTCCTATTGCATATGGTCCTGCAATGAAGTTTTTAAGTAAGCTTAATCAAAAAGAAACAATAACATTACCACGAATGTCTTTTGAAATTACTGATTATGCTTATGATCCTATAAGAAAATTACAGACTACAAAAAAATTTAAAAAAGTAAAAACTAGTACTCCAACAGAATTAGTATCTATCTATAATCCTGTTCCATATGATTTTAATATTACTTTAACTATTATGGTAAAGTATAGTGATGATGGTACACAAATATTGGAACAGATACTTCCTTATTTTACACCAGAATTTCAAGTTGCTATGAATGAAATGTCTACTATGGGAATTATACGTGATATTCCAATTATATTAAATAGTGTTGCAACAGAAGATACTTACGAAGGGGATTTTATAACAAGAAGAGCTTTGTTACATACTCTCAACTTTACAGTTAAGGGTCATATATATGGTAGACTATCTGATCAAGGAATTATTAGAGAAGTAGATGCTAATATTGGTGCAAACTTTAATGAGAAGAAAGATGTAAATTTAGAAATTAAACCTAAAGCATTAGAGGATTTAAATGAAGATGAAGTTATTGATGAACTTGATCATGAGATAGTTACACCAGAGGATGATTTTGGATTTACAGAAACAATTACTGATTTATGAAACAGGATACCGTAACTAAATTAAATAAAGTATTAGATATTTCTGGTGAGTTAGTTAAAAGAGATTTATCACCAAAGGTTGATATAAATACTATTGATCTTTCTAATGAATATGAATTTTCTCAAAAACAATATCATACTCTTATAGAAAAAGGTAATGCTGCACTTGATGAAATTTTAGCAGTTGCTAAAGAGTCTGAGAATCCACGAGCATTTGAAGTGGTAACACAATTACTATCTGGATTGACAAATACAACTAAAGAACTTTTAGTATTACAAAAAACTAAAAAAGAAATAGAAAAAGAAACAAAAGATCCTTCTACTGTAAATAATAGTTTATTTATTGGAAGTACTGCGGAGTTACAGGAGTTGTTAACAGCTAAAAAGAAATAAGTGATATGGGCGATCAATATTTAGGGAATATGCTTTTAAAGAGAGCAGACGTTCAACATAATTTTACAAAAGAAGAAGTTGAAGAATATGTGAAGTGTCGTGATAATATTATATATTTTTTAGAAACACATGCCAAGATTGTTCATGTTGATAAAGGTTTAATTTCATTTGATCTTTATCCCTTCCAAAAAGATTTAATTAAAACCATAAGTGAAAATAGAAATGTTATTGTAAAAACTGGTCGACAGGTTGGTAAATCAACTACTACGCTTGGTTGGTTACTACATTATGTTCTTTTTAACCAATCTAAAACAGTTGGTATTCTTGCTAATAAAGCTGCTACGGCTAGGGAATTACTTGGTCGTATTCAAATAGCATATCAACATCTTCCCAAGTATCTTCAACAAGGTTTAAGAGAATGGAATAAAGGTAGTTTAGAACTTGAGAATGGAAGTAAGATTATTGCTTCTTCCACATCTTCGAGTGCTATTCGAGGATTTTCATTTTCTTGTATTTTATTGGATGAATTTGCCCACGTTCAGAGACATATAGCAGATGAATTTATTCGTTCTGTTTATCCTACTATTTCTTCTGGTTCAGAAACAAAAATTATTATTGTATCTACTCCAAATGGCTTTAATATGTTTCACAAATATTGGAATGATGCAGTAGAAGGTACGAATGATTTTAAGCCATTTAAAGTTCATTGGTCAGCAGTTCCAAATAGGACTCAAGTATGGAAAGATAAAATTGAATCGACGATTGGTGAAGATGCATTTCGACAAGAATATGAAGCGGAATTTTTAGGTTCTTCAAATACACTTGTATCATATGAAAAATTACAAGAATTATCTTATTCTAGTCCAATATATAGAAAAAGTGGTGTAGATGTTTTTGAAGATGTTGATCGAACACATTCTTATATTCTAACAGTGGATGTAGCGAGGGGTCAGGGATATGATTATTCTGCTTTTACTGTTTTTGATATTACACAGATTCCATATAAAATTGTAGCAAAATACAAAGATAACCTAATAGCCCCCTTGGTCTTTCCCAATATTATAAATATTATCGGTAAGAAGTATAATAATGCTTATATTCTTATTGAAGTAAATGATATTGGATCTCAGGTTTCTGATGTTCTCCATCACGATTTGGAATACGAAAACTTGTTTTCAACAGCGTGGTATGGTAGGCACGGACAACAACTGAGCGGTTTTGTAGGTGGTAGAAGGGATTCACAATTTGGTGTAAGAACAACTAAATCTATGAAAAAAATAGGTTGTTCTAATTTAAAAGCCTTAATTGAGGATGATAAACTCTTAATACCAGATTATGATGTTATTTCAGAATTATCAACATTTGTGTCTGGTGGTGATACATTTGCTGCGGAAGAAGGAGCAAACGATGATTTGGTAATGACTTTAGTTTTGTTTGCGTGGTTAGTTGATCAACAATATTTTAAAGAATTAAGCAATCAAAATATTAGAAGTAATCTTTATAAAAATAAACTAAGTGAAATTGAAGATTTAACAACACCATTTGGAATTATTAACAATGGAATAAATCAAGAAGAATATGAGAGAGATGTTGAAGGAACAATTTGGACGAATGCGGAATAATCAGATAATGCGTCATTGATGAATTTATATTAATATAAAAAATGTAACTCATTGTAAAGGAGAAATAAAATGGCGTTTCAAGTAAGCCCAGGAATTAATGTCACAGAGATAGATCTAACGACAGTAGTCCCTAATGTTGCTACCTCAATCGGCGCGATTGCAGGCGGGTTTCAATGGGGTCCTGTTTTGGATAGAACATCTATCACGACAGAAAACGATTTAGTAAACACATTTGGTAAACCACTGTCTGATGCAAATAATAATGCTACGTGGTTTTTAACTGCTGCTAACTATCTTGCATACTCTAATAATCTTGTTGTTGTAAGAAATGTTGGAGCAAATGCAAAAAATGCACAAGTTGGAGATGATGATGATGGTGGAGGAACAACGACTGTTTTGAATAAAGATGATTATGATAGTGATACTTATGTCAATCAATTATTTCTTGCAAAGTATCCCGGTATTTTGGGAAGTAGTTTAAAAGCACTTGCAATGGATAATGCTGGTTGGGTTATTGCTGCTGGATTGACTGATCCAAATCGATCAGCTCATCAAAGACTTTTTATTAATAATTTTGACAGAGCTCCTAATTTTTCCCAGTCTATGGCCTCCGCAAATGGTGGACTTGAAACTGGTAACGATGAGATGCATGTTCTCGTAATTGATGAAGATGGATTATGGACAGGTCAACCGGGTGAGGTTTTAGAAAAACATGGTTTCGTAAGTAAAGCAAGTGATGCAAAACGTAGTGATGGTACTGCTAATTATATCGGAACTGTTTTACGTAATGAATCAAAATATATTTGGTTGGGTCAGAAAACAGAAATTGACGGACTTACTACGGATACGGCAACTGCTGTTGGTTCAATTATGGCTGGTAGTATTTTTAATAGTATTAATGGTGTAGGTAAAGAAATTATTGGTGGTTCACTAGCAGGTGGAGCTGATGATAATATTCTTACTGATGGTGAATTACAAGCTGGTTATAATATGTATACTAATCCAGAAGCAGTTGATGTTACTTTAGTTATGGGCGGACCTGCGAGTACAGTCACAGGAAAATGGATTATTGATAATATTACATCTATAAGAAAAGATTGCGTTGCATTTGTTTCACCGGGACTAGCAACTGTTGTTAGAAACGCTGGTGATGAGGTAGATGATTTACTTACTGATGCAACTACAATGTCGCTTTCAGGTAATGCTGGTAGTTATGGCATAATGGATGGAGCATGGAAATATCAGTATGATAGATATAATGATATTTTCCGTTATGTTCCAATGAATGGTGATATGGCAGGATTGTGTGCTCGAACGGATTTTACGAACGACGCATGGTGGTCACCTGCGGGATTAAACCGCGGTGGTATTAAAAATATTGTTAAATTGTCTTGGGAAGCAACAAAAGCAGACCGCGATGTAATGTATCAAAAGGGTATTAACCCATTGATTACTATGACAGGCGCTGGTGTAGTTCTTTGGGGTGATAAGACAATGCAGAATGTTCCAAGTGCATTTGATCGAATCAATGTACGAAGATTATTTATTGTTCTTGAGAAAGCAATTGCCATTGCTGCTAAAGCGATGCTGTTTGAATTCAATGATGAATTTACACGCGCACAATTTGTAAATATGGTTGAACCTTTCTTGAGGGAAGTACAAGGTAGGCGAGGTATTACTGACTTTAAAGTAGTATGTGATAGTTCAAATAATACTGGTCAAGTTATTGATACGAACAATTTTGTTGGTGATATTTATATTAAACCAGCACGTTCTATCAACTTTATTCAATTGAACTTTATAGCCGCACGAACTGATGTATCTTTCTCAGAAATCGGTGGATAAATCTTATAAATACTATTAAACTTAAAGGAGTAAAATAATGTCTACAATTTCTGATTTCAAAAATAACTTTAGGGGTGGGGTTCGTCCTAATCTATATAAAGTTGTAGTTAGTGCTCCCGCTATTTTTGGGGCAATGGATTTACAGTTCCTTGGAAAGGCAACACAGATTCCGGGTTCTGTTATTGGTAATATTGACGTTGCCTATCGTGGTCGTATGTTAAAGGTTCCGGGTGATCGTACATTCGAAGACTGGACTGTAACTATTCTTAATGATCCTGACTGGCAAAATAGAACAGCAATAGAGCAATGGATGAATTCTATTACTAATCATTCACAAAATAGAACTTCTACTACTGCTGCAGGCGTTTATGGTAACGCTTCTGTCACACAATTAAGTCGTGAGGGAAGAGCTGTTAGGACATATCGTCTTCAAGATATCTATCCAACCACATTAACCGCTATTGAATTGGCAATGGATCCTGATGGTGCACCAGAAGAATTCGCTGTCACCTTCGCTGTTAATAATTATACTGTTGACGGTCAAGGTCTGGATGGTTCAACTACTAATGGAGTTGATGTTTCAATTAGTGGTTCTATCAGCCTTGGTGGAGTAACAATTAGCGTTTAATTTTTGAATAAGGGGGAGTTATTCTCCCCCTTTCTTTTTATAATAAAACAGGGGTTCTCATATGGCTGGGTTTGAATTATTTGGTTTTGAAATTGCAAAAAAAAAGAAAAAGAATAAAACATTTGTAACACCAGAAAATCTTGATGGCGCTACACAAGTCATTGAAGGTGGTGGTATTTATGGTCATTATCTTGATACAGGGAATACTGCAAAAGATGAAAATGTTTTAATTCAAAAATATCGTGAAATGTCAATGACACAAGAAGTTGATTTGGCAATTTCAGATGTTGTTAATGAATCAGTTGTGCATGAAGACGGTAGACCGACTATTAATCTTTTTCTTGATCAAACCAAACAAAGTACTGCAATTAAAGAAAAAATAGTAACTGAATTTAAAGCTATTATGAAATTGCTGGACTTTAATAGAGTTGGTTCTGATTTATTTCGTAAATGGTATGTTGATGGAAAAATTTATCATCATATTATTGTTGATATTAAAAAGCCAAAAGAGGGTATAAAAGAATTAATTCCGGTTGATGCATTAAGTATACAAAAAATAACTGAAATAACAAAAGATAAAGATCCTGTTACTGGTGTAGAAATGGTAATAGATACGCAAGATTATTTTGTGTATCAACCAGAAGGTAGTATAAATGCAGCACTGGATGGGGTACGTGTTGCACCAGATTCTATTTCGTATGTTCATTCTGGTATGGTAGATAATGAAAAACAAATTATTATAGGTTATCTATATAAGTCAATCAAACCTTATAATCAACTTAGAATGATTGAGGATTCTCTTGTTATATATAGATTAGCAAGAGCACCTGAAAGACGAATATTTTATATTGATGTTGGTAACCTGCCGAAAATAAAAGCAGAACAATATTTACGTTCTGTAATGGATAAGTATAAACAGAAAATAATTTATAATGCTTCTACTGGTGAAGTAGAAGATCAGAAAAAACAAATGTCAATGCTAGAGGATTTCTGGTTACCACGGAGAGATGGTGGTAGAGGAACAGAAATTTCAACATTACCATCAGGACAAAATCTTGGTGAGATTGAAGATATTGAATATTTTAGAAAGAAACTTTATCAATCATTGAATGTTCCAATTTCTCGTATTGAGGGTACAGAACAAACATCTTTTAATTTAGGACGCGCTTCCGAGATTAATAGAGATGAAATTAAATTTGCTAAGTTTGTTGCTAAATTACGACATAGATTTTCACAAATGTTTGTTGATCTATTAAGAATTCAATTACTCTTAAAGGGTGTTATTAAAGAAGAAGATTGGTATGATATTAAAGATAATCTTGAATTTATTTGGACAAAAGATTCTCATTATGCAGAATTAAAAAATAATGAAATTCTTAGAGAGCGAATGGAACTCTTACAGATGGTTGATGAGTATAGTGGTAAATTTGTATCTGATGATTGGATTAGAAAACGAATCTTGCGAATGACGGATGATGAGATAGAACAGATTAATAAGGATAATCGTCAAGCAGGTAAGGGTGATCCAGATGATTTTGATATTGATCCAAATCTGGTGGCGCCGGTTGATATTCATAGGTAATTTTTATGCCGTTGAGAAAATCTAGCTTTATAAAAAATTATAAGCAAAAAGTTATTTCTCCTAACTTAGAAAATATGCATAATGCTGTTCATCATGCATTTAAGTTAACTGATCGATATGGTATTGCAAAAATTGGTTTAGCTATAGCTGAATCGTCTATTAAGTATAATATAAATGAAGATGTGTTAAGAACTGCAATAAATGATGAAGATTTTATTATTGAGAATATAAGTCTATTGAAAGGAAATACAAATGAGTGAATTAAAGAAAAGTATTATTAAAAATATTTTAGGTAAAAAATTCAATCAAGCGAATGGTGATTTTGGTCAGTTAATGAAAGATAAAACTTATATCGCTATTGATAAATTTAAAGGTGCATTTAAATATGTCGCACTTGATCCCGATAAAAATGAACCTGTGGTAACTACACCAGAGGAACCTAAGGATGGATGAAGTATTATCTATAGCAGCACGTAAAAAATTAGCACGTACAATGAAGATGAAAGGTAAAATGATTGCTCGTAAGCGTGCTATAGCAATGAAAAAAAAAGCTAGTCCTGCTAAGTTAAAAACACGAGCACAGAAAAAAGCGGTAGATTTGCTTGTACAAAAGATTTTGAAGGGCAGAAAGAGATCGGATTTAGGACAAGCAGGTAAAGTAGAATTAGAAAAAAAATTAAAGAAGAAAACAGCTGTTATTAAAAAAATAGCTAAAAAACTTTTACCTCAGATTAAGAAAGCAGAGTCTGAAAGAATGGCAAAAAAAGGAGAGCAAGAATGAAACTAATCACAGAACATTTTAGTGACCTCGAATATATTACTGAAGGTAAAAATAAACAGCAATATATTCGTGGTATCTTTATGCAATCTGATATTAAAAATCAGAATGATCGAGTTTATCCACATTCGGTATTGAAAAAGGAAGTAAAAAGATATAAAGCCAAATTTGTTAATGAGGGACGGGCATTAGGAGAATTAGGACATCCAATGGGTCCAACTATTAATCTTGATCGTGTTTCACATCTTATTACAGAATTGGACGAATATGGAAATGATTTTATTGGAAAAGCAAAAATTATGAATACTCCTAATGGTGAAATTGTAAAAAACCTTTTGGGAGGTGGTGTTAAACTTGGTGTATCTTCTAGAGGATTAGGAAGTCTGAAAAAAAATAAAGAGACTGGTGTGAATGAAGTACAGAATGATTTTGTTTTATCTACAGTTGATATTGTTGCAGATCCGTCTGCACCATCAGCATTTGTGAATGGTATTATGGAAGGAAAAGAATTTAGTGTTACGGGTGAAATTGAATATAATATTCAGAATGAAATTAGAAACACTAAATCAAAGGAATTGGATGCTAAAAAAATTGAAATATTTGAAAAATTCCTTAGAAATCTCTAATCTTATAAATATATATAGTAAAAACACAATCTTAAAGTTAAAGGAGAAGTAACATGGCTAACGAAGAGACCCTAGATGATGGAGAAATTGAAGAAAAGATTAAAATGGAAGCTGCCAAAAAAGCTAAAGTAAAAAAAGAAGCTGACGAGGACGAAGAGGACGAAGAGGATGTGGACGAAACTAAAAAATCTGTTGATAAGAAGTCTAAATCTAAAGACGTCAGAAAAGAAGAAGATGACGAAGATGACGAAGACGAAGACGACGTTGAAGAAGGAAAAGACAAAAAATCCAGTAAAAAACTCAAAAAAGAATTCGGTCACGACGATGGTGACGAAGACGAGGAAGACGAAGAGGAAGAGGACGAAGAAAAAGAATCAAAGAAAGCAAAGACCAAGAAAGAAGATATCGAAGTAGATGTTACTGATGATGTTGCTGCATTGGTTAAAGATGAAGAGCTTTCTGAAGAATTCAAAGCTAAAGCTGCTACGATTTTTGAGGCTGCAGTTAAGTCTAAGATTTCTAAGATCCGCAAAACGATTCGTGAAGAATCTAAGAAAGAACAAGATGAGCGTATTGAATCTATGCAGTCTGAAATGACTGAGAATGTAGACAATTATCTCAGCTATACCGTAAAAGAATGGATGACAGAAAATAAACTTGCAGTTGAAACTGGTGTTCGTAACGAAGTCACCGAGAGTTTTATTTCTGGTTTGAAGAAGTTGTTTGAAGAGCATTATATTGATGTTCCTGAAGAGAAGGAAGATGTATTTGAAAATCTGGTTGTTGAAGTTGCCGAGTTGGAAACTAAACTTGACGAGCAAACAGAGAAGCATATGGAAATTGTGAAAGAACTTAATTCGTATAAAGCTAAAGATGCATTCCGAGATATCTCACAGGGAATGGTTGATACTGATGTTGAAAAATTTACTGAACTTGCAGAAGATGTTGATTACGATACTGATGAACAGTACCGTGAAAAACTAAATGTAATTAAGAATAGTTATTTCAAATCAGACAAGAAAGACAGTACAGATAATAAGCAAACAGCCGGTACTAATAATCCAGTTGCTGATGGAACAAGTGATCCCAAAATGGATAGTATCTTAAGTGCTATTTCAAATTTATCTAAATCATAAAATGGAATGATTGAGAATAAACTAATTAATTAATATTAAAGGAGTACAATAATGTATTTATCTGAAACTTTGAAGGAAAAATGGGCACCAGTAATGGAGCACAAAGACCTTCCTGAAATTAAAGATTCCTATAGACGGGATGTAACTTTACGACTACTTGAGAATCAAGCACAATTCCTTTCAGAAGCCGCACCAATTAACTCAGGTCAACATCCTGTGTCTGGTACTAACGTTGATGCTTGGGATCCTATTTTGATGTCTTTGGTTCGTCGAGCCATGCCACATCTGATTGCTTATGACGTCTGTGGTGTTCAGCCTATGTCTGGACCTACCGGATTGATTTTTGCAATGAAATCAGCTTATTCTACACAGGATGGAACTGAAGCGCTTCATGGCGAAGCCAACACAGCTTTCTCTGGTGATAACGATGGTACGCCTGCTCACGTTGCAATAGATGGCACCAACAACCCGTTTGAGGGAACTTGGACATCTGGTGAAGCAGTTGAAACGTCAGTCGCCGAAGCACAGGGTTCTTCTGGTGGAATTATTTTCCAAGAGATGGCATTCAGTATTGACAAAACTTCCGTAACTGCAAAGTCTCGTGCCCTCAAAGCCGAGTATTCAACGGAACTTGCTCAAGACTTGAAAGCTGTTCATGGTTTGGATGCAGAGACAGAATTGTCAAATATTCTTTCTACTGAAATTCTCCATGAAATTAACCGCGAGATTATTCGTAGAGTTTATAAAAATGCACGTTATGGTGCAGCTACGAATACGGCAACGCCTGGTCATTTTAACCTTGATGTTGACTCTAACGGCCGATGGTCAGTTGAGAAATTTAAAGGTTTGATGTATCAGATTGAACGCGATCGTAACGAAATTGGTTTTGACACCCGTCGAGGCCGAGGTAATTTTATGATCTGTTCTGCTGATATCGCTTCTGCATTGGCTATGGCTGGAATGCTCGAAACTGGACATCCAGTTGCTGGGGATTCTCATGCTAATACCTATGTTGGCACGTTCAACGGTATGAAAGTATTTGTTGATCCTTACTATGGCTCAACCGCTGGTCAATTTTATGTTGTTGGTTATAAGGGCACCAGTCCTTATGATGCAGGAATGTTTTATTGTCCTTACGTTCCGCTGCAGATGGTACGTGCAATGGGTGAGAACACTTTCCAACCGAAAATTGGTTTCAAGACTCGGTATGGAATTGTTGATAATCCATTCGTAACCGCCAACCAAGCTGGTACGACTACCAGTAATGGTAATCAGTACTACAGGAAAGTTAATGTTACTAACCTAATGTAATCTTAATTTTACTTAAATTAGAGGGGATGGGGATTTTTCCCTATCCCCTTTTTTTATGAAGTTTTTCCTTGTATTGCCTTTTTGAATATGGTAATATTATTATGTTAGAGTGGTTCGGAGGTTTATATATATTATAAATAATAATAAAAGGAATACTAATGGCTATACAAAACCAACCAGAAAATCTTAATCAATTAAATGTAATAAGCTTTCAAACAAACTTCCTTAGAATGCCTATGGTGGATTATTTCTGTCAAAGGGTATCTATACCCGGAATTACGTCTAGCAGTATTGTACAAACAACCCCATTTGCAGACGTTCCTATAGAAGGCGATCATTTAGTTTTTGAAGATTTGAGTGTAGATTTTATTGTTGATGAGGATTTAAAAAATTATATAGAAATATTTGATTGGTTAAAAGCGATAGGATTTCCTGATAATTTTGGGCAATATAACAGTCAGGAAGAAGAACTCAAATCTGATGTAAATATAGTCATACACACCAACAAATCTAATCCAAATTATGTGGTCAATTTTAAGGATATATTTCCAGTAGCCTTAGGTGCTATTAATTTTGACACTAACGCAACCTCCCTAGAGCCCATAGTTGTCAACGCTATATTCAGATATACGGGCGCATTTACTATCGAAAAAATCACTTAATATTCTTCCTTGTATTATCCTCAGTTATTTGTTATAATTATTATATGAATATGAATGAGCTGAAAGAGATGTGTCTTAAAGACACTAAAATTGACGGTGTTGATCTAGATGGATATTCTATTTCCATTCCAGAAATAGCTAACAAATATCACCAATTAAGACATGATGAGAAAAATTTATTGCGCTTTCTTCAAAGTCAATTTAAAGTTTTAAAACTTCAGAAGTGGAAATACTATTCAGGAAAGGCTGATCCTTCTGAATATGAAGCAAAACCATTTGATCTGAAAGTATTAAAAAATGATATGGATTTGTTTTTAGATAGTGATGAGGATCTTCTATTAGCTAAAAATAAAATAGATGAGCAAGAAGAAAAGATTAAGTTGATTGAGGACACAACTAGACTTATTCAGAACGCTTCTTTTAATATTAATAACGCTATCAAGTGGAAAAAATTTATGAGCGGGGATTTGACGTGATCGCAGTTGGTAAATTAAATGAAACTTTTTTACAATTGTCGTGTGATAAACATGTTGCATATGAATTAAATGAATATTTTTCTTTTTTAGTTCCTAATGCACAATTCCATCCAAAGGTCAAAGC